CACAGCAATCAGGTAGATGGGAGACGTTAGAAGGTAACACTCAGTTGTCGCGAACGCGTTTGGCGTTACGCGATGCTGAGATGTCTTCGGTTGGCGTGAACGCCATGACCGCATTGTTGTCTTTCAACCGTGCGGATGACGTCGCGGAATGTTATCGTTCGCTTTATGCGGCGGTAGAATCGGTGAACACTATGGTACGTATCGGCTACAAAGCAAACGTGAAAAAGCAAATTGTTAGCCGAAGGACTGTCATATACTTCAGAATTATCTATGCCAATGGCACCATGCGAGGGATGCCGGCGCGGACGATATATTCGGTAGTGACAGGACCTCCATCCAAAGAATCAGGAAGGCTGCCGCACAATGTCGCTATAATCAGTGCGTATGCAGCGAATGCGGAGCGTGCTGTGCGCAGAGGCTTAGAGCCGAGCCTTATGGTAAGGCTTTATGTCGAAGTTTCGCACTATTTCGCATACATCTCTGTGGCTACGAAGTTAGGTGGTCAGTTCCATATAACTTTTTCCCCCGCGGAGAGAAAGACTTTACACGCGATTGGGGGCACTTTATACCAAGGCGTGCTAAGGTTCCGCATTCCAAGGGATGTGTTAGAGGCTGCGCCCGTTAATGGAGGCCTCGGCATACTCCGACCAGGACTCGTTAATTATGACATGAACAAGAAAGCGAGTCGTCCATTGTTCCCGCGGATTGTATCACAGCTGGTGAGAGATCTCGGGGCAAAGGCAACCAAGGGGGGACCCTTACCCGGCGTCGACGACTTAGCCAGTAGAGCTAAAGAGTACATGGAGACCTCCCTAGGGATCAAGGTCCCGGAAGGAGCAGTAAGGCGCTTCCATCTGGACACGCAGATTACGGCGGTAGGAGCCTCCGGCACTGGTGATATTAATATAGCCAGACGGCGGGTGTCCTTAATGTCGATGCTGCGAATACCAAGGCGAGGCGGGCACTGCTCGACCGGAAGTATTATGGTCGAGCAACGGGTCCTTAGCGCTGTGCAGACTGTGCAAAACGTCTTCGAGGACATTTGTTATCGAAAGCAAGATGGCTCCCTTTGTTGGGCGGCAATCGAGCGATCGTTGCAAGGTTTGAGAACTCCACCGGCCTATGGCTGTTTGAAGAAGCTGTGGTTTGGTTTGGGGCAATACGTTGCGCGCGAGTTGAAGGGCGAGGCGTTAGAGGACTTTGTTCGTAGTGTGAGCTTATATGCCCAGACAATGAGAGACCTCACAGCAATGCTGAGTACCTCTTTGCGGTCTGAAGACTTACTGAAATATTTTATGGGCGAATTTGAGCCCGAAACCATGACAAGCAAGATCATACCTGCCGGACTCCAAGGGCTGTCGAAAGGTGTCTTTCAACAGTTACTTGTCAGGCGGCTGCAAGAGGATCCTCCTCGGGGGAACTTCAAGGCATGGTTTGAGCTACTTGAAGTGGAAGTGATGACAGCCATCTTGCGTGACTTGTACGCGGTGCTGCCGAACCTGTTGTTGAATTAGGATTAGTAAAGACGCGCCAGATAGCGCAGAATGCTGCGGTGGGCTGGAAAAGTTCCGCCACCTTAACC